ATACGCTAACCGCGCCTTGCCAACTGCTGGCTTGGGCGGCCCATCCCGCGGATGCAGCAGGGGTGTTGGAGTTGTTGATGTTGGGTGCCAGGAATGGTTGAGTCTTTGGGCCGAGTTGGAACAGACCCGAAGGGGTGATGAGGAAATCGCCCACGTTATATTGCGTGTGCGCCGACCATGTCAATGAGGCGGGAGTTTGGATTGCCGTCCATACTGCGGTTCCGTCAGTAATCGTCGTGCCCGCTTTAATCGCTAGGCCGAAGTCTTGGGTGGCCGTGTAGCTAGCCGTGGTGACGGCAGCGGTAAAGGACGTAGTTGTGGAACCCGCGTTCACTACGGCGGATTCTCCGTTCAGGAACGTCGCAACCGACATGTTCTCGAACGTGACGGTGTCGCCCGTAGATAAAACCGTCTGGTGCTGCGTCGTAAACGTGCCTACACTACCTGAGATGGAGACGTTTGTGATGACGACTTTCTTAGAAGTGGCGGCGGGAGTATTCCACGAGGGCGCGACGCTTCCCGTCTTACCCGCAGTCGTGATCTGCCACAGGTATCCATTCGGGGCTTGATAGACTGACGCGGGGGAATAATAGGTGTTCTTCTGCCACGACTGCTCACTGCTCGATACCGTGTAAGCGGGCTTCACCGTCGGAGCCGCGAGTCCCCAATTCTCCACATTCGGATTCATGTTGGGCCCGCCCGTAGACGGTGTCCCGCGGTTCACCCAAACAGTGTTTCCATCCAGAGTCAGGCCGCCCTGATAGAGATTGGACGGAAGAGGGACGGTGGTACTGTAAGTGGGAATGCTCGCGCCGAGTTGCGCGATGACGGGGGTCGTACCCGTCTGGATGATATATGGCGCACCCGCCACAGAGCCCGTGTAGTTCGGATGAACTACGTTGTCTGCAACGAAAGGTGCTGATATTCCTGACGTATACCCCGCGGAGTTCAGGGTGATCGTATAGCCATTCAGCCACAAGTTATCCGCATCCGTGAATCCCCACAGTTGAAAGGTCGTACCTGCGGCATAACTATTCACATCCGTGTTCGGGGATGGCGTCGCAAGATTGACTGAGAGGGTCAACACGTTCGCAGCCACATTCACGCTCGTGACCGTGCCAATGGTGATGCCGATGAACTGCTGGGGGTTTCCAGTTGCCCAATCAATCAGGTAAGTCCCAATCGGGTACGAGCCTGAGAGACCATTGGATCCTTGCAATTGGAAGTTGTTCGCGCCAGCCGAGTTGCGATTGATGAGGGACTGGAGCCACTTCTTGTTCTCAACACCGTCGCCAAAGTAAAGCGAGTTGCCGACAGATTGGAAGTATGCCTGTCCTGCGCCCACACCCTTGGCGTAGTTCAATCCGCCGTCGGTATAGTCGCCACCGCGCTCAAGAGCGGACGTGAGAGAATAGATCGTGCCCGTATTGTTCGTGCTGCCCGCGCTCTCGTCAATGATCGTGTAAATCTGTTCCTGAAGAGAACCGAGGACGTCATCCTGAGGCTTGTTGACGCGAAACTCGTCGAAGTGCCACGGGTCGTTATATGTGTGCGTGTCGTCGTAGATCGGATTGCCAGGACGACGGATGAGCGTCAGCCGATTGGATACTTCCAGATTCAAACCCGCGATGAGTGCATCACCAGAGGTATCGCTATAAAACTTCTCATAGAGATGGTTCGCAGACGCTGCGCGCAGAGGAGAGCGGTTCGTGTTGAGTCCGTTGAAGAAGCGACCCGAATAGATCGGGGCGTACTTCGGTTGCTTTTGTGGCTGACCGCCGCTGGCTGCAATCTGACTCATGGGAGACCTTTCTTATGCGGTGAGAACTGCGTACACGTACCACCAGTTGATGTATCCGTTTGACGAACCGCTGTTGTTCAAGTCCATCGTGCAGATGGATGACATGGCAACCGTGTTCGCGGGGACATTCGTGCTAACCGTTGCGACGAGGGTTCCATCAATGTAGAACTTGACAGAAGTCGCGCTCGCGGGGACGAATTCAAATGTGTGCCGACTCGTGACTGCAGAAATGCCAGTATCCACGAGGGTGATATGCGATGAATCCGTGCCGCACATGGCTTGGATGTTCGTGTCAGTCCCTGCGGACCAACGGAACCCGATGAAGTTCGTGTTCGGCGTATTCGTGTAAAAGGTCGAGTGGACGCTGCCCTGTGCGCAAGAGGTCAACCCGAAATAGTACCGAGATTGGATATTGCCTACCATCTGGGCACTCATGAGCCAATCGGTCAATATGCCCGTGGTGATGTTCGTATTGGCATCTATGTACCCGCTCGACGCGTTGGGGGCCGCAGGTTGCATGTTGATATATTGAGGAAGAGTAGCCGTTGGGGGTTCCAGAGACTGCGGTTGGCCTGTGGATTGAGCAAAAGCCATACCGAGAAGTCCCGCGTTTTCTATGTTTGAACCGCCATTTCCTTCGCATCCTGCCGCGTTCGCGCCGATGACGTTGCCGCCCCACTTACCTGAGACGCCGCCACCGCCACCGCCGCTGGATGCCTTGAAGTTGAGTGCGCCGCCGCCTTCGTCTGTAATCGTGACGGAGCCGTCCAGGGATTCGAAGTTGAGCAAGGTTTGGCTGGAAAGAGGAGTCCCCGCGTTCTCCAGAACGAGAGACTGACCAACTGTGGGAGACCATGAGATGACCGTATTCGGAACCCACGTGCTGAGGTTGAATGCGGCCCCTGTGACCTGCTGATTGTTCGGGCCCCATGCGGGTTGGCCCGCTGCTGTGTATCCTGTAACACGATAGAAATTCGGTTGGGGCTGAAGTACATCATTGCCCCAAATGGCTTGCCCTGGGCTTCCCGCGACATTGCCGTTCGAGTCCAGAGTGATCTTGATAGTAATCCCCGATGCGATGTTGCCTACACCAGAAACAGAGCAATCCTGCGACAGGTCGAACTGAAGATAGCCAAGTGCGAGAGGGTTGCCTTCACTGTCCTGAAACCCGCCGCCTGAGAGAATGCATTTCGTCGCCATGTTGCTCCTATGGTGTAAAACTGAAGAACGATGCGTCAGGTACGGTTATCTGCCCACTCCATGCGGCCAGACCCTGAGGGGTATATGCGATCACTTCATACGCCGCTGGGCCCCAAATCTTGGAGCCTGGGCTCGGGGAGATGTTCCCATTCAAATCGAGAGCGAGAACTACCCATCGCCCCGCAGCTATCTGAGCGGATCCTTGCTGAACGTCTTGTAGGAGACGAAGGCTGAGGGTGCCCGTAATAGGGTTTCCCCCTGCATCTTGGAATCCGCCACCGTACACGGTGACCTGTTGTGGCATGCGCCCTCCTTATTGCTGGCGGGCTTGGATGCCCTGCTGCTTCATGGGTCCGAATCCCATACGGAGTTCGTCCCAGTTGTTCAGGAATATGTTCTTCTGCTCGTCGTCGAGTCCGTCCGCGCGTGCGAGCAACGCGGTGACAAACTTACTGTTTGCCCATGCTGCACGTTGCGGGTCGTCCGCAAACTGCCACATGAGCGCCATGAATCCCCAGGTATAGATGTACTGCATGAAATCGGGGAGCGGTGCCCACGTCTGGTTGATGCTGGTCACCGCGGGCGCGGCCAGTTGGACGTGTAGAGTGATTGGGTATTTCTTGTCGGGGGCCGATGCGACGCGGAAAGTCACGTTTCCGTTGCCATCTTCAATTTCGGGGGAGATGAACATGGGCCGATTCTGGGACGTTTCCAGGGACAGGTCATTCTTGACCGTCAGTTCGTACCACTTGAGCGGTGCACCTGTGGAACTGAGATCTAGGACGGATGCGTGCTCGATATGGCTGAACACGGGTGCAGGGATTGTATAGTCCTGCGTGGTCAGGTTCGTAAATGTCCCAACCGTATCAGTCCCGTTCGAGATGCCCTGGACGTTCGCCGTGAATCCCGCCGCGTTCGCGGTTGCGATTTCAATCAGGAAACCATTCAACTGGGTCAAGGTGGCTAGAGCGGAAGGAAGAATCAGTTGACCTGGGATGAAAGTGTTCGCCGCCGTCACAGTGAGTAGACCATTCGATACGGTTACAGCCGTAGACGTCGCACTGTTCGGGACAGGGTTACACGTGAAGACCAGTTCCTCACTATTCCACCACCACTCGAACGGCGGTCCAAGGATTACTTGGAGTACAATCGTCGCCGCAGTGAGTGCAGGTTCAAGGGAGTTCCCGATGACGGGGTTGCGCATGAAGTTCAACCGCTTGCAAAAGTCAATCGTGTTCTGAATCGTCTTTGTAGAAATCGCCATCGGGATTGTCCTATTCTTTTACGGTCAGTGCTCTGCGTGACACTTCAAATACCCAGACGTACCACATGAAACCTTGCAGCCATACGCCAATGGTAATGAGTCCGTCACCTATGCTGTAGATTCCGTCGCCGCGCAGGTCAAATACATCTGCGAGCCAGTTGAGATGCGTGTCCTTGGTCATGATGCAGTGAGTGTCGTCAATCATCCCCGCAGGGAGAGTTCCGTCAATGCCCAGTTCCGCGGCTTCGTCTTTCCATTCGGCAGTCGCCTTGGCGACGAAGATCTTTTCCTTCACCGTGTTGACTTCCACGGGGAATTTGTCATGGTTGGCGTTGAGCACGAGTTGGTTCAAACCCGCGCCGAGATAGGTAATCGCGAGTGGGGTCAGCACAATCCACAACGCGGTCTTACGAAGAAACTTCCACATACTACTCCAAACAGAGCATCCATTTGTTAGTCGGGGGCGGTTGCCCCTCTGCTCCCGACTGGACGTTACCAACCCCATGGACCATACGGCATCGCGGGGTTGACTGGGTTGTAACTCCAGCCCGTGTCCATGACGTTGTAACTGGGTACAAATCCAAAGTCATCCGCTTCGCGGCTGCTCTGGTCAACAGATTCGTCAAGCGACTTCATGAAAATCGCCCACTCGTCTTTGAACTTGCTGCGTACTTTCGGGTCGGGTGAACGTCGATAGCACTGGGCGAAGAACCCGTTCTGGAAGTACGTGAAATAGTCGTCGGGGATCGGTTCAAGATATTGACCGAGTGACGTGATCTTTGCGACCTTCGCTTGCCCGATTGGCACAATCTGCCACACAGGGCCCGTCTGCGCGGGTTGCGGGTTGATGCGAAAACCTTGGTTGCTGGGATTTACTGCCGTCCAAGTGACACTCCCGTCCGCAACGGTGGTGGCGACGGTGTTCGGGTTGTTGATGTCGGGATAGACGGGATTGAGATTGGTGAGGAAGGGATTGGTACTGCCGCAGGTTCCGTACCCTGTCACAATCCAGAAGTTGCCGAATGCATCCTTCACTTGACTGATGGGATTGGGCGGCAGGGAGATGGCACCTTGAGGGTTGCCGTAAACCGTGCCTGGGCCTGGGTTGGGGATTCCAGTGGTGCTGTTGATGACGGATTGACCCCACACTCCATAGGTCAGGTTCCGATTCTCCATCCACTGAATCTTGGCCGTGTTTGAGTAAGTCGATTGGCCCGACACTGTCAGGACGTCTCGCTTGACTTCGACCACGCAGTACTGCTTTGGCGTCTGGGTCGTAGAGCAGTTGTACGCGCCACACGATTCGAGCCAGCCAAGATTCACGGTGTTGGACGCGTAATCCTGTTGCCACGAGTTGATATAAAAGGGCGCGACGTTGATGCGGTTCCACTTGAAGTTGAACGGGGAGCCTTTGCTGCTCCCCGCTACCATTGCCGTCATGACATCATTGGCCGCCGACGTAGCGACGGTTTCGTACGACCCGCCAGTGGGTAGTGCGGGCGCACAGTCGCCCATCGAACGCGCTATGTCAACTAACGACTGGAGGGTGTAACTTGAGTTGCCCGTATAGATACCCTTTCTCTTCCCCAACGTTTCAAAGCATTTAGCCGTCCTTTTTCTCGACGGGATGCTTTCACTTCTTCAGATTCGCTTCGATTCTTGGCGGCAACGCTCATAGCGTTTCGTGTTTCAGGTGCCCACGTCTTGCCCTTGTTCCAAGCAGGGATTCCTTGACGGAGTTTATTCCCCTTCATTACCGCTTTTATCTTTTCCAGATGTTCGCCGTGCGGTTTGTTGCGAGGTCATTTCAAAGACTCCCTTGCCGCATAGATGTTGAACTCTGTTGGGGTAGCATTAGAGATGAGGTATTCAATCGCCCGTTGAAGCGAGTTGATGTCGTCGTGAAATGCTCCTAATCCGTGATTGCAATTCTCGCACGTCACACTTCGGAACCATCCCGATTCGTGATTGTGCTCAATGTGGGGTTCTGTACCTCGCACCGTGTTAAACCCTCGTAGACAGATAGGGCAACGGTTGCCGTTCTTCTCCATCTCACGCTGCGGTTCTTCGTCAGCGATGCCGTAGAAACACCTGACACGGCTACGCCGTTGCATAGCAACTACTGAATCTTTTTTCATATTCTCTCCCTTCATGAGAGATTGGGTGGGAGATGAAGGCTCCCACCCCTATCCTACCACAGTTAATTAGGCTGTGGCAACTGTACTACCTCAAGTTGGTACTGGCCAGACTCTCGCGGTACACGTCCGCGCCGTCCACGATCTTCCCAGAGACTGGGTCGAATCGTGAGAAGCGAACCTGTACGGAGCCCGACATGGTATTGTTCGTCTCGAACATCTCCGCCTTGTGATATTCAATCCCTGCCGCGTTGAAGGCTTCCTTGTTGAAGATGCCGTCAATCGGAGCGACCTGATTGCCATTCTTGTCAAAGTAGAAGTTCACTTCGACAGGGGGAGCCCAAGTGCGTCCGCAGCGGAGACAACGAACCCAGATGTCGCCATTGATCATCTGGTGTTTCATGACTGCGTACTGATTTCCGTTGCCGCCCGTCTTCAGACAGCGCGTATCGCGCGCGTGCGCGGTGCCGCCCTTTTTGTGGGTGCAAATATTCCAACGATGCTTGTCAATCTGAGCCTGTTGGGCGAAGGTCGCGCCCTGTTGCTGGCGGTTTTCCTTGAGTTGCATCTCTTCGAGATCCCGCTTGGCAAGGCTGCCTTTCAAGTCCCGAATGTGATACTCACGTTCCTGCTTCTCCAGTTTCTTCGCTTCGAGTTCCGCGAGTTTCAACTCACGGTCCATCTTCGCGGTTTCGAGGGCCATCTGGGCCGCTTCTAACTGAATCTGTTCAATCGCTGATAACTTCTTTTCTTCTGCCATGACTTCCTCCTTTAGTCTGCTAACCTTCCACCTTGGTTCCGAAAAACCTGGAGGGTGGAGTTGTATCTGTGGAACGCTTCCGTGATTGGGGGCGCTCCGAAAATCTCGTCAGCCTTCTTCTGACTGATGAAACTCTTGAGAATCAGTTGCAACAGGCATGTGCGCCAACCGCGATTCTTCTCTGTGGTCGGGATGCCGTGCTCATCGAACCGCATGATGCTCAACTCTGGCATGAACCCGCCCTGAACCCAACATCCTACTACGGGCGGCAGGGTTTCTTGCTTGGGCTGAACAACGAGTGTCATCTTCCCAGGCTGCGGGTGGCGTCTGTACCAGCACTTGACCCGTGCCTTCTGAAGATAGATTATGAATGCGGACGAGTGCATGATGCGCCCGACTCGCGCGCCCGCGTCTGCATATTCCTCTGGAGTGACCCATTGGTAGTCTTGGGCGACTTTATCGTTATACTCTTTGCGCTCGGCCAATGCTTCCAGCGTCTGCTGGGTCGGCGCGGCGTCGCTCACGCGGGATGAATACTCCGCAATCGCTTCTAGCAGTGCAGGGTCTTCCGCGTCCATCTGCTCCATGTAACTGGACAGGCCGTCTTCGCCGTTCGTGCGCTTCGCAATCGCGGGCGTGTCGCTGATGACGGGGGTCGGTGCCGCATCCTCCCATCTTTCCATGTACTCTTGATTTGTGGGCATACTCCTCCGATTTGTAAACCCCCTCAGCCCGAACTTATGGTGGCGAGCCGCAGTCCAAACTGAGGGAGTCACCTTGTGCCTTCATATCAGCCCGTCGCAAGAGGATCAGTCCTGCTCGCCGCTGACGCTTCCTCGCTGTTCTAGACCAGCGGATCCACTACACTCGACGCGGTTGGTAATCCACCTTCCACATCATCGGTAACTGGGGCATCAAACTCGCCTTCACAAAACGCTTTGAACGTTTCGTCGTTGAACCTTGCCAACTCGACCTGAGCCCGTAGGCTGTTGAGGGTCGCGCGCAATCTACTATGAACCGTGCGCAAAATCTTGTTGCTCTGACGGAGCCGAGTGACTTCATCTTGCAGGATGTCATTCGACTCGATTAGGGCTTGAATGGTTTGTATCTCCTCCGACATGTTTCCTCCTATTTTGGGTGAAAAAGAATGATGTAGCGTAGCGCCACAAGTGCGGACGTTGCGGAGATGAGGGCGCACACAGTGCGAACTAGTTCATGCCATTTCATCTCTCCTCCATAAAAAAGATGCCAGTACCGCATTGAACGATACTGGCATGAAAAACAAAAAGCAGACTACGGGACAACAGTTACGTTGATCCTCGCGTAAATCATCTGCCACGGGTTGCCGAACTGTGCCGACAAGGTGGACGGAGCCACGTAATCGAAAGTCGAGAAGCAGACTTCGACAACGGTGCTGCCCACTGCCAGACCAGTGATGGTTCCCGTCAACTGTCCAGTGCTGGTCGCCGAAGCGATCACGCCGTTATAGGCGGGCGAACTGGAGGGCGGAACGAACGGGTTCGGGTTGTACCCCGAGAACGACGGATCCGCGTAGGACTTCCAGACGACATTGTTCGTCACCGCTGGGGTGTACGTGGTGTCGTTCGCGTCCTTGAGGACCGCGGTGACCGCACACGAGTTGGAATACGCCACTCCGCTGATCGTCTTGGAAGACAGACTCAACGTGAGCGCGTACTGGGCAACGGGGTGTCCCGCTGAAGGGATCGCACCTGTGCCCTGACCTGCCCCGCCAACGGGCTGCGAGCAGTTTCCGATGTTGGTGCCGCTGACCGTGACATATGCCGCGACGCCGAGACCATCGGTGGGGTTGTGCTGTGGAGAGGGATTTCCAGCCATACTTATAAAACCTTTCTCCCGCGATTGCGGGAACTACTCAAGACCTGCACAAAACCCCCCGAATCGAGGGGTTTCGTGACAAGAGATGACTAGCTGATGGCCGAAGCCGCATCGATTTCGCGAATGCGGATGGTCGTGTCGGGACCAAGGCTCGTGGTGAAGTGAACACGATACGAGGTCCATCCAGGGATCAACCCTTCGGGATCGGCAACCGTCGGCTCGGCGTTCTGAACCACGTTGCACTTGATGTTGCGCCAATCGCCATCGCCAAAGGTGGTGTCGTTGGTCGCGCCCAGGTTGATGGAGAAGATGCCGTCCTTACCGAAGATATAGGTACGGAGAGCAGTCAGACCAGTCTGACCCTTGTAGTTCGTGGTCTGCGTGACGAGGTTCGTCTGCAGGAATTCCACGCCCGTCGAGGGCAGTTCAATGACTTCGGTCAAGTCAACCGAAATCAGGTCTTCCATCTTCATCTGACCCTGAGGCGTGTGCTTCAGGATGTCGATGGGGGAATCGTTCGAGTTGTCAGCCAACACGTCGCCAAGGGCGAACGGGTGAATGACGCCAGCGAAGGTTTTCTTCGCCTCGTTGAACGGACGCACGGAGCGACCCGCCAGCGACTGAACGCTGTTACGGATTTGGCTCAAGGACAGAGCGGTGAAGCTCGAAGTGCTCGACGCAGCAAGCTGAGTCAGCACGCTGGAGTCGATGCTGTTCGCACCGTCAGCAGTCGCGCGCACCAGAGCGGACAGGGACTCGCCCAACTGATACGACATTTCCTTCGCGACGTTCTCAACGGTGTTGTCAATCGCGGTAGCGAGAGACAGCGAGGAGAAGTTCGCGTAGTCGGCGTACTCGCCGATAGTCGCGGTGTTCGTCAGCACGTTGATGCTCAGAGACGAACCAACCGTGCCTTCGGTGGTCGGGGTGGTCACGGCAGCCAGCGGAACATACATGAAGAGTTCCAAAAGTTCTTGGAACAGTGTTTAGGGTTTAAGGCAGGTTACGCCCCCTAGTTCACACTAGGGCCGCTCTCATCGTCACCGATGAGTTCAGACTCTATCATCGCCTCAGGAAAGGCGTCTTGCGTATTAGTCGTTAGGGATACCCCGCGATGGTTCAAGATACGAAGTTGCTGCCAGTAGTTCTTCCTAAGTTCAGGGTCATTAACAAACCTTGGAAGTCGTACAAAGTTCAGCAATACTTTCGCTTGTTCGCGCTTTACAATCAGATACGGAAGGATCATCAGAAGCACCTTCTCGATGTGGTCTTTCTTCGTACTACGCCACATCCACGCTTCATTTTGATTCCCAACTTGACGCTTCGCCAACACAACCCATCCACCAAAATTCTGTTGAATCCAGTCGATGAGTCGCTTGTCAGTATTCGTAACCGACATGACAGCGTTATAGTTGATGCAGGTTTCTTTCTTACCTGCCCCGATAGTACAAGTGCCTTCGCCGTCAAAAACTCCCGCGAAGTAAATGGCACGTTTCTTATCTGACATTAAGCCTCCTTTCGGATATTACAGTTGGCTTGGGTCTTTCCTCGGTATTGTCTCACGTTATCCTATGAGATGTCCACCGATTTAGCAAGATTTATTTTTACAACCAGTACAAACTCTTCGTTAGATATACTGGTTACCAGACTTCATCGGCAGTTCCAAACGCTCGGAACAACGGACGAAGGGGGTCTGCGCCTTCAGGTTCTCACGGAACCGTTTATCATACAATGTGTTTGGACTAAATTAGACAGGACACATATGTCCCATTTCATCATGCAAATATTCTTTGCACTTAGGGCAATGGTCTATGTCTAAACCCTGATTCACATCAGGTGTGCTCTCTTGGTCGCCCAAGAGTTCAGACTCTCTCATCAACGTTTCGCCATCGGGCGTAACGCTGTTTAGCGTATTAGTCGTTACGGATTCTTCTCCCCGATTCAGTCGGCTACATTTAGCAGCTAGTTCTCGTCGAAGTTCAGGCGACTTTACTTGGTCCCCGATTCGTAAGAACTCAAGAGCGAGTTTTGCTTGCTCTTTTTTCACTACCAGATACGGCAGAACTCCCAGCAAAATCTTTTCACGATTCTTGCTGCCAGAAGGGTGCCAAGCATATTGCTCTTTGCTTGACTTGATTAATCCTGTCTGTTTGGTTCTCGTATAAAACTTCCCACCAAAGTTCGTCACAAACCACTTCATCAGAACGATGGAAGTGTTGTAGATTACAACTTGAAGCGAACAATGATTCGGTTGTTTGCTATCTGCTGCGGTTACATACATACAGATAGTGCCTTCTGCGTCGAGCATTGCGGCCAGATACGGCCATTTATTGCTCATAAGAAGCCTTTCCTCGGTATTGTCTCATTTCTGAGAGGTTCACCGATTTAGCTAAATTTTAGAAGTACCATGTGGTTAATACTTCACCGTGGACTGGGGCAGGTTACTAAGTTGGTTTCCTGCGGGAGAAATTAGTGTGTTTGGACAGCCAACGTCACCGTTGGTGTACTCTTGATGTCGCCATCAAGTACGGACTCTCTCATGACTTCCTAAGAAGTCTCTTGCGTATTAGTCTCTACAGGTTTACCGCGTTGATTCAGGGCAACTATTTTTTCGTATAGCCCTTGTCGTTTTTCAGGACAACGTTCGTTGCTTGGAATTCGCAAGAACTCCAGTGCAAGTTTCGCTTGTTCTCGCTTTACGATTAGGTACGGCAAAATCGCCAGCAAAAACTCCTGTTTAGACTCTGCTTTGTGGTGCCAAACGAAGGGGTTTTTCCAAGCCTCATTAGTAGACTTTCCTTCGTAGTATTCGCCCCCAAATCGCTGTTGCAACCATTTCATGAGACGGATGTCCGTGTTTTTCACGGACACTTTGACATGAAACCCAATGGTGGGAGAATCGTAGATTCTCTCAGTGCCATCTTTTACAACGTGCTTTTTGCGTGCGACGTACTCGCTACGGCAGACTGTGATGGTTCCTTCACCATCCACAATCCCTGCGACATACCCATACATTGCTTTGTCCGACATCTTTAGCCTCCTTTTGAGGGGATATTATTGTTTGGCTGCGGTATCTTCCCTCGGTGTTGTCTGCTTTTATATTAGCAGGGTTTCACCGATATAGCAAGATTTTAATGACTCTCTCGGCGTTAGCCGCAAGACATTGTCTAATCCTTATATTTGACCAAGACGTTGTCTCCGCTTGAGCAGGGCGGCCTGTTCAAGTTCGTTGACGAGTTTCACAAACTTCGGATCTTTAATCGCCTGTTTGTAATCGTCGGGAGACATCTTGTCAATATCAGCAAGAGTCAAGGTAGCGGCTACAGGGGTTGGCCCTGCTGCTGAAGACACTCGGTCATTCAAGCCAGACGGTACTTGACTATGTCGCTTTGGTTGCGGTTGCGGCTCGGGAGTAATGCGACTCTCTGCTACAACTGGCTCCTGCGCTTTCGGAGCGGGTTCCACCACGGGTACGGGTTCCGTCCGCACGGACGGAGCCTCGTTCAGCAATCCAGCAGAACGAAGGCTTGAAAAGGCTAGTTTGAAGTTTTCGACGGTTGGCTCCAGCCCTTTCTTGAGCATCCAACCTGTCAGGTTTCTACGATTCTCCTCATCCACGCTATAGAACTCAGGCGTGTAAGATGCGAAGATGTCAAAATTTTGTTTCGCCATCACTTGGAGTGTGGCCACTTTCTGTTCATTGAAAGCCTTGGAAAGTTCCGAGAGGGTAACTCCCAGGCCAGACTCAATCAGCTTGTCGCGGGCAGCGGTGAACTTCTCGGGATCATTCAGATCCTGAGACAGTTGAAAGCGTTCGTCCACCGTCAATGCCTTCGGCTTCAATTCGAGCAAGCCGCCCGTGAACGGTTGAGACGCGTCGGGGATTTCGCCATCGGGCGAGATTCCAAGACGATGGTCCCTGTTCACCTTGCGAAGTTGCCGAACGAGAAGGGTATTCTGCTCGACGAGTTTCTGGTTCAACTCTTCCTGAGTCGTGTATTTGATAACTTGTTTGCCACCCAATGCACGGCCTTGTTCGTCCGTCGGTTGGTATTCGAACCGCTGTTCGACGGGCGCGACGGAGACAACTGTCTCGACCACGGGCTCCGCGGTGAATGCGGGCACGGCTTCCTCTACAGGCGCGGGCGCGAGGGCTTGCGCGGCCTGATTGTTGAGTCGGTTGACTTGGTCTACGAATGCGGGATCTTTGAGATTCTCCCTGTACTCGTCTGCGCCCATATTGTTCAGATCTTGTAATGTCAGCATGAATTCCTCCTATTCAAACTCGGGTGGTAACGGCAACTGCTCTGGGTTCTCAGGGGTTCCAACTCCCGAGTTCATATAATTGTCGACGTTCGTAATCTCGCGAAGTCTGTCCATGACTCCCGAATAAAACATAGATGCCCCGCGCGCCCACCTATGGGCTTCGAGAATATCCTCGTTCTTGCTCATGTTCATCATGTGGACATTCATGAGCCTGAGTTCTTCCTCCATAAGTTTCTGGAGAATGTGGAACCACTCCTGCTTTACCGCGGCGGCCATAATACCTAGCTGCTGGCTGTCGAGGGTAAACGTCGGCTTGAACAGATTCATATCAGTTGCTGGCTTGAGCATTTCTCCTCCGAAAAATTTGGGCAGTTTATCCTGTTGCCCAGCAGTGAAATCCCCGCAGCCCCTCGCGGGCACCTGCAGTGCGTGGTCGGGTTAGAGTCTTTCCGACTAGACCTTTACTACTCGACTGTTGGCAATTGACCCTGCAAGCCGCCCGTAGATGGCGTGCCCTCAACCGTTTCGCTCAGCGAAGATGCCTTCGCCGCTTCACGGGTAATGTCACGTTTAATACGGTTGTCGCTTGCTTGGTCTTCCAACTCCTGCTTCTGAACGAACTTCTGTTGGTCGCTCTGCTGCTTGGCTTGCATTGCACCTTGCTGTAGGGCGGCCTTTGAGTTCGCATCCCGCCGCTGAATTTCCGCGGGGGTCATCGGCACGACGATGTCGTTCTTGTTCTTCCACTCCGACGCTTCGAGCCACATCGCGATGATGGATTCGATGTTGATCTTCTTGCCCGCTTCGGCCAGCATCTGCTGGATCTGCGGGTTGTCGAGGATCTGGGTGAGCATGACCATGCTCTGGGCCATCGTCCGCTTCGCAGCGAGCGAGGAGCCCGCGAGCACTTCATACTCGATTTGGGCGTCGTGGTAATCCTGAATCTGGAATGGGCTATCGGCATCCGTGAGGAAGTCGGTTCCCATCTGTTTGCCCAGAATGTGGAGGATGGCTGCGTCTGACATGAAGTTGAACACGAGCATGTCAATGATACTCAGCCACGGTTTGAAAACTTGTTCGATGAAATTGTCGAGCGGCCCATCAAGACGAGTCGCGGATGCACCTGCCATCAGGTTCGCCCCAGTTGCGGAGCGTCCCATGCCAGCCCTTGGCCCCGCAGAACTTCCCTGCACGAGCGTTTGGTCTGCACCTGAGGATGACTCAGTAGCCGATTCGGACTCCTTGATTGCTCCCCAGATGTCGCCAGGGACTTTCGGCTGTTCGAGCAACTTGTATGACTTTTCCACATCCGTCACTGCCATGATCTTGCCAAGGTTCGTGCGGATGGTTTGGGTTGGCGCGTTGTCTTCGCGATTGCGGAGATAAATCGGGTTGACGCCATACGACAGAATCTTGAGGATGGCGTTGATGGTCCCTTGGTCGACGCGCTGGTTCTGTCCGACGATGAGTCCAAGACCCATGCCGTAGAACGCCCGTGGGCGATTCCACCAGTTGGATGACAGAAAGGGGATGCGCTTGAATTCGTTCTTGCCGCGGAAGAGAACTTTCTCTTCGTTCAGGACGAGAATCTTCCGACCCTTGTCCCAGTATTCCAGCACTTCCATCTTGCGGCGGAGTGGGTCAGGACTGTTGTCCTGATTTTCCTTCTCCGAGTGATGGATGATTCCTTCAAAGTACGAGGCTTGCGTGACCTCATTGGTCGTCCCGTTGAAGGGCCGATTCCACATTTCCTTGAGGGCTTCATCGCTAGGGAAATCCCATCCGTCAATCTGTTCGCCAGTCTCGCCGTCGGCTCTGGCTTCATCAATGTTTTTCTTCAGTTCGCTAAGTTGATACCAGTCCATGTATCGGACGTCAATCACCCAGCGGGCCATGCGGATGTCGCTCACGCTCAGTTGCGAGTCAACGAGGACTTTGTCCAGAGGACGCCACTCGAAGAATGGCAGAGGGAGAACTTTGGATGTCTCCGTGATATCGGGCGGAACGTCACTCGGAATGTGAATGGTGTTCGTAGTTCCATCAGGATTCGGCGATTCAATCTTGATCGTCGTCGCCTTGCGCTTGATGGTAGTGACTTCCTTCCAATCATATCCCCACTTGAAGATGCCCGTTCCCTGGTGGGCCATCTGCTCCAATCCCCATTTGGTCTGGTTCTTGAAGTCACATTGGTCGAGGACGAACGAGAATACCGCCGTCTTCGCGTCAATGGTCTTCTGTGAAGTACCTGGGCGTGGGCGGAGTAGCATCGGCGGGTCATCATAGAACAGACCCTTGTAAAGTTGCGGGACTACCGCGTTGCAAACCTTCGCAACGGTGAATCGTTGGACGTTCGGTTCGAGGACGTAAGTGTTCTCGTACACGGACATCGGGCGGGGCGACTGGAATAGCATGTCGGCATCGCGCCACAGAAGAGTCCACTGCTTGTTCGCAATGAACGCCTTCGACATCCTCGCCGACTGCACGACAAGAGACAGGTCTAAATCCGCCGTCTTCATCATGCCGTCTTTGTTGACGCTGTCGGTAGTCAGATGCTGCTGTGCATTACCGTCGCTCACTACCAAAGTGTCTTCCATATCACTCCTAAGAGAACAAATCGCCTAACGGGTCGTGGGACGCTTCATATGCGTCCATCGCTGCGTCCCGTGATAGGGATTGCGACGATTGGTCGGGGAACTCAAGTTCTACGTTCTGGGCATTCGCGTGGAACTTGGAATATTTTCCACTCGCGAAAGTCAGGTTGGCAGCGTTCAGCATCTGACGATCAGACGTGAATCCCGCGCTGGCCGAGGTGATCCTACCTTCAACTTCAGCATAACCCGAGAACTGGTTCACGAGGATGGCGAGCGAGTCCACGATGTCATCGTGGGTACTTGCCGCCGTTCCAAACTTGGACAGTTCATCATACAGGTCTTCAAGGAACGGGCAGGTGTTGATGAACAACAGTCTGCCTTCGCCCAGCCATCTTAGGACGGGGCCCGCTTTGACCTTCTTCGAGTTGGCCTTGGAACCCTGTCCGAGAGGGACGAGTTCAATCGGGACACGAACTTTCAGTTTGTCCATCTCGCGATAGACTTCCCGCTGGATGTACTTCACTGCGCCAGTTTCTTCGATGCAAATTCGCTTCGGATTCCACTGCTTCGCAACCGCGGCGATGACGGCGGGGAGTTCATATTCGTTGTAGCGGTCTCGCTTCATGTCAATGATGTAGAAGCGGCCACCGTAGATGAGTGCGGTGATTATGACCGTGTAATCCGCCCACGTCTTGGTCGAGTAGGCGGTGTCAATGACCGTCACGACCATTCCCGTGTTCGGGAGTTCAATCGCGTTGACCGTGCGGCGCACGAGGAGTTCTCTTGGGAACTTGACCACGTGCATCTGGGTCGGGTCGTTCAGATATTTGATTGCGAACCACGGATCGGTTCTGCGCTTATGGTTCAGGAATGCAAATGTGAGCGAGCCCGCGTTGTCGGGATCGTTGAACCAATAGTTGTAATCCGTCGGCAACATCTCGTCGGCAATCTTGCCCGCTGCGATGGCTTCCGCCGTCGGCCACCATGCCGCGCGGATGTAAATCTTGCCAGGGTACTCTTCCCTCTCTTCCTGATACTTCTTCGCGTTCTTGATGTCCTGACCGTAGGTGTCTTCGGTGTCGTACCACGTGCCGATCTTGTCGTAAAAGCCATATGGATGGAGCATGGCTTGGTTGATGGACACCTGCTTGTTGATGTTCCGCATCCGATCCACAGTCTGGGAGTTCTCGTTGGTCACCACGTCATCCAATTTCAGGACGCATACGTGCCAACCTGTCAAACTCTGCTCAATAGACGCAGCGGAGACGGTGCCCTCTTTTTCGCGGACAGCAACCGCGGGGGTTTGGTACTCATCGCTCTTGCCTGTATCGGGCGCGATGCAGTGCTCAGGGAACAAAACCTGGAACATGCTGCCTGATTCATTAGGCATGGTCCTGGGTCGGAGGGGGGTTTTGCCAAATAGATTAGGCTTGCCGCCCTGCTCTAGGGTGAAGTGTCCTTTGATTTCGCCGACAAAGTCATTCGCCAGCCCGAGGACTCCGCAGAGCACAAGAACGGTCACGTCTGAGAAAGATATGACCCATTGAACGCAATCCGCCATATCCATTGACGACTTGTAGCCGCCACGGGGCACGAGCAGAAGGCGTTCTTTCTTGTCGATGTATTGACCCGCGAACAGTTTGAATGACTTGAACGTAGGGTCTTTGCGAACGAAGAAATCATTGCAGATCTCCTCATGCGTGTTGTGGACTTTTCCGTCTGTCCAGATGTACTCTTTGTCCGAGACGTCCTTGTAAGTCTCCAGCAGTTTGCAGAGAAAGAACAGATTCGTCTGTGACATGAAACGCGCGCGGCGGATGAATGGCAAGTCGACGAGTCCGTACTCGGCGCAGACCTTAATCACCTGCTGCTTTTGCTCAAGGGGGATCTTGTTGAAACTGATTAGCGCGGCTGCGTCAATCTGTTCCCAGGTCCAGCCCTTGTACTGGTAGTTCGTGTCGTTCTTGTGCTTCTCAACCAATGCTACCAGTGTCTCAGGTGTCACAACTCCTCCAGACTATTTCTTGCCGCGTTTCCATCCATGCATACTTACCGCGAGACGGCCCATCGCAGCGACGTGCGCGTTGCTGCTGTTGGCCGCTTCCTGCTTCTTCGCCATCGGAATCGGTTTGTCTTCCGCAATTCCAAAGTGACGATGTAGTGCCCCACCATGCAACTTGTGCATGGAACGGGCAAAATGTGCTTTCTCTTCGGGGGAATGTACCGTTCCGCCCTCGTCGTAGCAATCCATGTCCTTCCCCTTCTTCTCGGGATGTTCGGCTTCGTACTCTTTGTTCTGCTTTTCCGTGAGTACGCGCTCCCCGTGTTTCAGGATGGCGACTTCGTGTTTGCCGTCATTCACGTTGACCTTACCGCCCTTGTCATATGTCTTGATATCCGTCGGCTTTTTCAGATAGTCGACATTCAGGCGCTTTTCCTTGCCCTGACTTCCGTAGGGCTTCGCGGTTCCGCCCACGCCTTTGCCAGACGTGTCGCGGTCTGCGGGCGTGCTCTCGTCGCCCTTGGCGGCTTTCATGCCCTGGTCGACGGACTTCATCTTCTCGGCCAACTCTGTTCCAATGCCCGTTTCGGGCTTGCCCGCGTCGGAACTTGTCGGGTCTGCGATCTTGTCGTAGATTCCCATGACTACATTCCTGCGGGCGCGGGACCAGCGGCCATCGGTGATGGGGCTGCCGTCATCTGTGCGGGGCCACCAGCGGAAGGCGCAGCGGGGGCTGCTTCGCCATCGTTCGGGGTGCCCGCGTGATCCTCAAGGTGACTGTGGAGTGCCGACATGTCGTTCATGACATGGGTCTCGTCGGGGTGATGCTCGGGGTGATGGTGTTTATGGGTCACGATGTGCTTCCCATTGTGGGATTTCGTGATCTCCATCTTGTGGATTTCTTTCTTCGGCTTGTCGCCGCCCTTCGTGATCTGATCAAACATACCTGCCATTGGATTGTCCTTCTGCGGGGTGACTAATCCGCCTTTGTCGTACAACTTGAATCCCGCCTTGGGGGTTGGTGTGAAACTCTCCCGTGGCGTAATCATCGGCAGGGGGCGGGTATCATGCCCTTCCTCTACCGCGCCTCCATACTGCGGATGAAGTCCTGCAGAATCGGGTTTCGGCGATTGGTAAGCCTTTGTGACTTTACCGCCCTTGTCGTAAACTTTCACGTGCTCGGGCAGGTGTCTACCCGCGGTTGC